CCGAACTCTCGCTGCCGACTGCGGTGGAGTACCTGAAGGAGAACGCCTGCGGAGACGGCACCAGCCTTGAGCAGTTGTCGAAAGAATCGGTTGGCGAATGCCTGGACAGCGGGCGAGGCGGCTTTCTGGTCGACTTCCCAACCGTGGCCACTGAAAGCGGTGTCAGCTCGATGGCCGATCTGGCAACCAAGCGCGCTCTGATCCACCACTACGACGCCATGTCGATCATCGATTGGGACGAGCAGGTGATCGATGGCGTGAAGCGTCTGGTGTACGTGAACCTGCGGGAATGTGTTTCTGAGTTCAACCCTACCGACCTGTCCCGCGAGACGTACCAGCAGAACCGGGTCTTGCTCTTGGTCGATGGGCGATACATTCAGCGTGTCTACAAGGAAGGCGAGGAAAGCGTCGAGGAGACGCAGCCTACCGATAAGGCCGGCCAGCCATTCGATCACATTCCGTTCAGCTTCTACGGCGCCCAGAACAACGACGCCAGCATCGACAAGTCTCCGCTGGAAGACTTGGCCGACGTCAACATCCTGCACTACGGCAATAGCGCCACGGTGGAGGAGAGTGGCTTCATCAGTAGCCAGCCGACGCTGTTCATCACCACCAGCATCGAAGCCGACGAGTTCGCGAAGCTAAACCCGAACGGTATGCACATCGGCTCGCGCCGGGGCCACAACCTCGGGAAGTCCGGATCCGCAGTCATGCTGCAGGCCACCGAAACCCAGCTCGCCCGAACCCTGATGAAGGACAAGGAAGAGCAGATGCTGATGATCGGCGCCCGTGTCGTCCAGAAGGGCAGCGGCGCCGAGACGGCAGAGGCAGTTCGAATCCGGTACAGCTCAGACAACAGTGTGCTGGGCACCATTGCTGGCAACGTATCTGAGGCCCTGAAGCGAGCCATCCTCGACGCCGAGCGCTTCATGATGGATGCGCCGGACGAGAAGGGCACGGTGTTCTGGCTCAATCAGTCGTTCTTCGATGAGACGATGACCGCGCAAGACATCCTCGCCCAGGTGCAGCTGTGGCAGCAGGGCTTCATTGGGAAGTCGGATGTCCGGGTTAACCTGCGTCAGGGCGGTGTGCTTGAAGCGGATCGCACTGACGAGAAAATCGACGAAGAGCTGGCCAGCGCGCCACCTGTAGGCGGAAACGATGAGCAATGAAGGCTTTCTTGAGGACGCCGCCACGCGGCACCAGATTTACGTCCAGCGGTACGCCGGCGGAAACCTGAAGCGTGTGGCATCGTTCATCACCAAAGCAATCAAGACCGCCAAGCAGCGCGTGTCGGACGGCCTGAGCGCTTACGGTACGCGTCGGTACAACACTCAGATCGACACGCTTCAAGGCGACTTGCGGGGCATCTACGACGATCTCAAAGGGCGCGCTCAGCTAGATCTCGGCGAGTTCGCCACCTACGAGGCCCAGTTCAACGCGACGATGCTGGGAAAAGTGGTGCGGGCGGTGGTTCAGCTCAATGTGCCATCGGCCGAGATGATCTCCGCCGCAGCCTTGGCCGATCCGCTGCAGCTCGAAGCACGCAACGGCATTCAGCGCATCAGCATCAGCGGGGCGCTCGACCAGTTTGGTACGAAGAAGGCGGCCGAGATAATCGGCGAGATTCAGATCGGTTCCAGCCTGGGCGAAACCAGCCAGCAGATCAGCCGGCGTCTGACCGGCATTCATCAGTTGCAGCAAGATCAGGCCGGCGCACTGGTTCGCACCATGACCAACCACATCGCCAGCACTGCGAGGGTGGAGACGCTGAAGGCGAACGACGACATCCTCGCAGGCATGCGCAGGGTGGCGACTTTGGACTCGAAGACCACGTTGTTCTGCATGAGCGTGGATCAAACGGTGATTCCGCTGGATGGGCCGAAGCCTCCGTATCACTGGGGCTGCCGCACCACGCTGATTCCGGTGCTGAAGGACGAGTTTGCACTCAAGATCAAAGGCTCGACGCGGCCCTCAATCGGGCCTGACGGGGTGGCGCTGGTATCGAGCAAAACCAGCTATCAGGAATGGCTGGCGCGGCAACCGGCGGCGTTTCAGCGCGACGTTCTTGGCTCAAACCGGTATGCGTTGTTCAGCAAGGGCGAGTTGAGGCTAGACAAGTTCATTGATGACAACGGAAAGACGTTGACCTTGCAGCAGCTGAGGGAGCTGGAGCCGCTAGCGTTTGTGCGGGCAGGCTTGGAGAAATGATAAATTGCCATCCTTTCGCATTTCAGGATGAAACAATGAGGTGGCTGTATCTGTTTTTTTGTTTTGCAGCATGTGTGATTTCTGGGTTGCTCGGACTCACCGCTGGGATAAACATGAACCCCCAATCGACAGTCAAATTCGTGCCTGATTGGGGGAGCTTGGGGGATTGGGTGGCGGGAGTATCTGCCCTTCTCACTTTTTTGGTTGCATGTATTGCGATGAATGCTTGGCGAGTGCAGGAGCGTCAACGATTGATCTTGCAATGGAAGGCCGACCTTGTGGACTACGCTTGGACGCTTCCTTACATAAAAGAGAACCTTCAGTGGCCTGCGGATAAAGACCTTATCGACAAAATCGCTGGAAAATTTTACGACTGTATTAAGAGTTACCTGCTCATGATCGAGTACGTAGAGCCAGAGAAACAGGACTACTACAAGCTGATATGGAGTCAAGTTCATGATGCCCATGATGCTTACATCATGAAGGGCGCAACTAGAACCGCGACAAAAGCCGCTTTCGTAGCTGCATATTTGAATAAGTTTCTATAAGCAGATGACCACCCTATAAACCGCCGTCAAGGCGGTTTTTTTATGCCCGCAGGCAGGGCCTGCACTACGTCTCTGGGAGACAGCAATGACCTTGAAATTCCAACTGGACAGCCTCGAAGGCGTCGACGAATCCATTCAGGCCCTGTACGTCGAGAAGGACGGCAAGTTCGTCCTCGGCATTGAAGGGCTGCCACAGCCGGAAGATGTTTCCGGTCTGAAATCCAAAGTCCAAGAGCTCCTGGACGAGAAGAAGGCAGAAGCCGAAAAGCGTAAAGCCGCTGAGGACCAGGCACGCCTGGATCGTGAAGAGGCGCTGCGCAAGTCCGGCAACGTCGAAGAGCTCGAAAAATCCTGGTCTGAGAAGTACGCACGCCGCGAAGCTGAGCTGACCGGCCAACTCGAAAGCACGAATAGCACACTGCAAGGCCAGATCCGGGATCTGACCGTGGGCCGTACTGCTACCGAGATCGCGACCACTCTGGCCATTCCCGGCAGCGCCAAGGCATTGCTTCCCCACATCGAACGCCGGCTCAGCGTTGAGCAGCGCGACGGCAAACCAACCGTCGTCGTGCTGGACGCGGCCGGCAAGCTCTCGGCGGCAACGCTGGACGAGCTGAAAGCAGAATTCACCAACGATCCGGCCTTTGGTCCGCTGATCGCTGGCAGCAAGGCATCTGGCGGCGGGGCCGGCGGTGCTGGGAAAGGCGGCGGGGCCGCAAAAGGAAACATCGGCGGCACCAAAGAGGAACGGCAGGCCGCAATCGCGAGCCGGTTCCCAGACCTCCCTCAGAAATAAGGAAAATCACTCATGTCCCTGTCGCAAATGCAGGTCTTCAACGAATACGTAATGCCAGCGACCATCGAGACGCTGGATCAGATGCTGGTGGCGTTCAACGCTGCCAGCCGCGGCGCTATCCTGCTGTCGCCTGATGGTTTCACCGGCGACTTCCTCCAAGAGTCTTTCTTCCAGACCCTGGCCGCTGCTCAGCGTCGCGTAGATCGCTATGCAACCAACGGCACCGCTCCGATCACCGACCTGACCGAGCTGAAGAACTCCTCGGTAAAAGTGGCCGGTGGCTTCGGCCCAATCCGCTACGAGCCATCGCAGATGACCTGGCTGGAGCGTCCTACCGCGCAAGGCATCGAAGTGGCATCGCGCGCGTTCGCCGAGATCCTGCTGAAGGATCAGTTGAACACGGCCATCGCTGCGCTGGTGGCCGCGATCACCGCTCAGGCGGCAGCCGTCAACGACGTCTCTGCAACTGCTGGTATCAGCCAAGCCGCACTGAACAACGCCCACGCGAAGTTCGGCGATGCGAGTCAGTCGCTGGTAACCCAGATCATGCAGGGCACCACCTACCACAAGCTGGTCGGTCAAGCGCTCACTAACAGCGAGCAACTGTTCCAGGCAGGCAACGTTCGTGTGGTGGACATCCTCGGCAAGATCTCGGTTGTGACCGACGCCCCGGCGCTGATGCAGACCGGTACGCCGAACAAGGAAATAGTCCTGTCGCTGGTGCAGGGCGCGGCGATGGTGCACGACGGTCGGGACATCATCAGTAACGTCCAGACCACAAACGGCAAGGAACGCATCGAGACCACGTTGCAGACCGATTACACCTTCGGCCTGGGCCTGAAGGGTTACACCTGGGATACCACTGTCGGCGGCAAGTCACCAACCGACGCCGAACTGGCAACCGGCACCAACTGGGACAAGACCGCCACCAGCATCAAGCACACCGCCGGTGTTGCTCTGATCGGTGATGCCTCCAAGTAACCCCTGACTGCTGAGCCGGGCTTTGTGCCCGGTTCCGTGAGGACATGATCATGAGCAACAAAATCTGGTATCTGCCCGGCCCGTTTCACCAGTACCGGGAAAACGTAAAGGCGCTGGCGAAAGAGCTCGGCTTGCGAATCGTTGATGCCAACGTCACCGAAGACCGCCAGGGCGAAGCTGTCGATGTGCCTGAAGTGACACTGCGACAGGCTGCTCCGGTGCCGGTACTTGGGGTCGACGGCCAAGGCGGTGTTGATGTCGCAGCGCTGCAGGAGCTGATCGACAAGTTGAATGCAGAGCGCGACGGCATCGTGCTGTTGATCGAAGCAGCCGAAGGTCTCGCTCCGCTGGAACATCCTAGCGCCGGTGAACTGCCGATTCGCCTGTTCGATGCCTTGACTTCCATTCACGAAGGCATCGCCTCGCTGAAGAGCAAACGTGATGAACTGCTGGGTGAAGTTGAATCGCTCCGCGCAGACGTCGCGCGGCTGACTCCGGCATCGCAGAGCAACGGCTCAGATCTCGACGAACTGACCGTCGCGCAGATCAAGGAACAGCTCGACGCCAAGGGCGTTGGCTACAAGGTCAACGACTCGAAGCCTGAGCTGCTCGCTCTGCTTAAGTCCAACCAGTAATGCCCGGGGCTTCGGCCCCACTCATTCAAGCGGAGGCCTGATGGCTACCTACATCACCGTGGCGGACGTTGACGCCATCCTCGGGGCTTCGTGGGCTCCAGATGACAAGAAAGCCCGGGCGGTGTTGCAGGCGAATGCCTATCTGACCTCGCTCAAGCTGGTCGGTGTCGACATGGACGCCATTCCCGAAGAGGTGAAGCAGGCCGGCGCCGAACTGGCGGTTGTCGCCTCCGAGGGGAAGCTGTACCAGCAGCAGACCGAGGGATCACTGGAAGCCAAGACGGTTAAAGCTGGATCGGTGACCACCAGCAAGACGTTCGCCTCGATCGAGACCAGCAAATCCACTGCGCTGCCCGATGGGGTCCAGTTCGCGCTGGGACTGCTCGCGCCATGGCGTGTCAGCGGCTTCAGCTTCAACGTGTACAGGTGACCTATGGGCCTACGTGAAGAGATCCAGGCGGATCTGGCCGAGGCCTTCGACACTGATCTGGCGGACGCCGTGCAGCCATTCAGTGGCGGCGTGACGCTGCCGGGAACGTGGGATCCGGTTAATGAAGTGGCGGGCGATCCTGTGGTCATCGCCTACACCGGCCGGGGCGTGTTCGACGCCTTCAAGATTGCTCAGGCCGACGGTGTGAACATCCGCGCCACCGACCAACTGCTGATCGCGCTGACCAACGAAACGATCGGCGGTGTTCCGGACGTCGGCCACAAGATCAACGATTTCGACGTGGTCAACGTCCAGACCGATCCGGCCGGCGCCCACTACGAGATCCAGCTGAGGAAAGTCTGATGGCCAATAAAGCCGGCTGGAGCCATAGCCTCACGGACTTCGCCGATCAGGCTGGCGAGGACATCACCCAGATGGCGCGCGTCATCGCGACCGCCATGCTCACGGAGGTGGTGAATCGCTCCCCGGTCGGGAACCCTGACCTGTGGCAGGCCAACGTGGCGCTGCGCACCAAGAACGTGGCGCTGGCAGATGCCTATGACGCGAACGTCGACGCACGCAACGCTGCGCGCACCGGTGGCCGAGCCTTCAAGAAGCTGACCAAGCGCGAGCGCGAAGAGAACTACTTCGTCAAAGCACAGGCGGCGGGGAAGGGCTACATCGGCGGCACGTTCCGAGGCAGTCACCTGGTATCGATCGGCGCTCCCGACATGACCGTGACCGACAACGTCGACCCGTCCGGCCGCGAAACGATCAGCAAAGGCAGCATGCTCATCAAGGCATCGGGCCAGTTTCCCGTCATCTACATCCAAACGAACAGCCCCTACGGCGAGATGCTGGAACTGGGGCATTCCACGCAGGCGCCTGGCGGGGTTTATGACCTCGCGTTCATCGGCGTATCCGAGGCCTACAAATGACCTTCGAGCAGATCAGGGCGCTCATCACCGCACGCATGGTGGCCTTCACCGGCATTGACCAGGCGCGCATCGATTACCCGAACCAGCCGGAAGTGTTCACGCCGCCGGCGACCGGCCTCTGGTGCCGGCTGAATATTCAATACGCCTCGGCCTTCATGGCTGGCATGGCCGACCGACCGCACACCCGAAAGCCCGGGCAGATCAGCATTCAGTGCTTCGCCCGCGAGCGCACCGGAACCAAAGCCATCAACGAACTGGCCGACGCAATTGAATCGCACTTCGCCTACTGGATGTCCGGCGACCTTGAGTGCATGGAGGCCAGTCAGGTGGTCGCCGGCGAGTTCGAGGGTTTCTACCAAATCAACGTTAATGTTCGGTTTCGGGCCGGTTAACTAGCGTGCCACAGTATTGGTGAAGTGCGAACCAATGCTGCAACGGCATTAGTTTTTTGACGGCGTCTCGGGCGTCTTTGTATTTGAAGAGGGGATCGTCTTTCCCGCGCTGCCAGTCCGCAAAAGCGTGAACTATCACTGCGGAGACTTCATTTATGCATTCAATACTTCCGCCCTTGGAGTAATACTCCGGAGTTCCGCCGGCCAAATTTTTGAGCCTTAAATAAAATTGATGTCGCCAATGTTCTTCGTGACTTTCGCACTCTTTTAGTATGACTCGGTCGTTGATTTGCTTCTTGGCGTCCTTGTACTGCTCTATGAGCCTGGCGGATGTGAGCCAGCCGAGCCTGTCATTCGGTGGATTTTTGCCGGCTGGGGTCTGGTCGACTAAGGCGATAAACGATCGCTCTAACGTTCGCACGGCATCGCCTAATAGTCGCTCGTTCTTCCTTGCTTTTGCGGTCGATCGAATAGTTACTGCCGCAAAAAAAGCTGAGGCTGCACCTGCGTAGGCGGCGCACACTTCGGCAGATGGGAAAAATTCAGCAACTGTTACGTAGAACGTAGATAGGTCCAAAGGGAAGTCCGTTTCGTGGTGGCGGTTGGCAATCATCCGTCATCATCAGAACATTTTTCAATAGTCCGAAACATCCCCAGTCATCGAAGTTGAGATGCCCGCGCCTGCGGGTTTTTTTATGCCCGCGAATAGGAGGCTCCAATGAGCTCTGGCGCAAAAGTTGTAAGCCACATCATTGCGGAGGTGACGCCCGGCGTTACTCCCACCGGTACCTGGGACACGCTTCGCCTCACCGGCAACGCCCTGACCCCGACCGTCAACACCGAAGTCAGCGACGAAATCACCGACACCCGACTGAGCCAAGGCTCGGTGGCCACCAGCATCGATATCGGCGGCGATCTGACGGCTGAGTTCTCCTTCGGCTCGTTCGACCAGCTGCTCGAAGCTGCCTTCTACGGCGTCTGGACGGCTGACGTGCTCCGCGTAGGCGATACCCGCCATACCTTCAGCATCGCCAAGGGCTACAACGACGTCGGCGTCTATGGCGTGTTCAAGGGCGCGCACGTCTCGACCTTCGCGCTCGATATCCCATCGGAAGGGAAGGTGACCGCCACGTTCAACATGGCGTGCCTGGACTACACCGATGGCGACACGCCGATTGTCGTTTCGCCGAATGCGCCGACCACTACGCCGTTCCTGTCGAACAACAACGTCGGCACGATCCTGGTGAATGGCCAGTCGCTGGAAGGCGTGGCCTGCGTCTCGGCCATGACCGTTAATCTGGACAACAGCCTGCAGACTCAGCGCTGCCTTGGCTCCGATCGTCTGGGACCGGGCGCGCACATTGCCACCGAGGCGGCGGTCACCGGCAGCATCACGCTGGCCTGGTCGAAGCGCGCCTGGGAGATCTGGAAGAACACCTTCACCCGGACGCCGATCGCAGTTGTCTTCCCGATCACCGACTCGCTGGGCAACAAGTACACCTTCAACTTCCCAGCCGTGGAAGTGGACGGCGAACTGCCGAATGGTGGTAAGCGCGACCTGATCGAGGTCACGCTGAACTACACCGTCGCGAAGCTCAGCCCGACCATCACCCGCGAAGCGGCTGATCCAGCCCCGTAAACCCTTTGGCTCCCTCGGTTCAAACGCCGGCTGGGGGAGCGCTTTTATTGGCGTGGCGTTGAGGAATTGAAATGGCTCTGCAATTGGGCAAGAAGAAGCCGGCGGTCGCCGGTGAGCGCTGGGCGAAGTTCGACGAAGAAACCAAGATCCTGCTCGCCAGCATCGACAACCCTCAGTACCAAGTCGCCCTTGAGCGCATGCGCCGCCGGATCCAGCGCAACGACGCGCGGTTCGAAGAAGGCCAGGTTGGCGTGGTCGCCGGCGAAATGACCGAGCACCAGAACCACGCGATGCTGCTCAGTCACTTCATCGTGAAAGACTGGGAAGGCGTGCTGGATGCGGACGGCAATCCGATCAAGTACAGCCCGCCCGTAGCTGCTGAGCTGCTGGAAAACAACATCGAGTTCTTCATCTTCGTGCTGCGCGAAGGCGCGCTGGCTGCCAACGATGCCGCCGAAGAGCGAGCTGAGTCGGTGGGAAAGCCCTTGCCCGCTTCGAGTGGGAGCAAGAGTGGGGCGGGGAAAGCGAGAAGCGCCGGGCGGTCTACTCGCGCCTGAAGATGGCCATCCCGGGCGAGCCCGAGAATGACCCGCTGACTGCCTACCTGCTCAACCTGTTCCGGAACGTGTCTCGCGGCCGCCGGTACATTGCCGGGATGGCCGGGGCGTTCCCGTTGCCGCTCTCGGCGCGGGAGATCTCCGACTGGCTGGAGTCTCACCCGTCACCGCTGCCGCGCGATGAGATTGATGATGTGATGTTTGCGCTGGATGCGGTGTGCCTGGCTGGGGATGAGGAGTGACGCCCTAACTTAAAGCTGGGCCTACTCCTTCGGAAATTTCTTGCGAGGCTTAGGGCCTTTCGGCGATGCCGCTCCCTCCTGCCATGCATCAAGAACCTTCAGCATGGCATCCATTACCGCCGAGTTAAGGTCCTTCTTGGTGACGGGGCTGTCTTGATCGAGCGATGCCAACAAACGCTCCCTAGAGATGCGGGGCGTGACTGGCATTGGCTCGGAGTCTTGTTGAAAGAACGCGTGCTCTGGGTTCATCCGATCTCTGTCACTGATTCCCATTTCGTCAGGCTCGCCAACGCTGCGTTCTAGCCGCGCAACGATTTCAGCAGTCAGAGAGCGCCGGTTTCGCTTGGCGAGCGCCTCAAGCTCATCCTTTAGGGATGCGGGCATACGAAAATTGACCTGAAGGTCTACACGGCTCATTTGGTTGGCGCCTTTCACTGAAAGTAAAACGAGTAAAAGGATGAAGCACTTT